TATCGGCAGGCCAAAAGTGTAGCTTGGGATTACCTAAAGGATTTTTCTGGAAAGATACCAGGAGTGAGATTTCACGAAACGGAACTCCGTTGTGATCTCCCAAATGGTGCGAGGATAAATTTATTGGGTGGCGAGACACCTGACAGTTTAAGAGGAATATTTTTAGATGGTGCAATACTTGATGAGTACTCTCAGATGCCTGAGAGCTTATTTCCTGAAGTTATTAGGCCTGCCTTATCGGATCGTTCAACGGCTGATAGGAAGACTTGGTGTGTCTTCATCGGAACCCCAAAAGGACATAACGCATTCTTCGACCTCTACGAAGAAGCGAAGGGGCAGACCGACTGGATCACAGCAGTCTACAAAGCCAGCGAAACGGGGATAGTAGCAAAAGAGGAACTTGATGCCGCGCAGAAGATGATGTCTGCGGATCAGTATGCTCAAGAGTTTGAGTGTTCCTGGAATGCGAATGTACCTGGCGCGATCTTTGGTAAGGAGATGCAAGATGCTCTGGATGCTGGAAGAATTACGAAGGTTCCCTATGATCCCTCGGTTAAGGTAGATACCTGGTGGGACTTAGGAATTGGAGATAGTACCGCTATTTGGTTTACACAGACCGTAGGGAGAGCCATCCAGGTAATGGATTATTATGAGAATAGGAATGAAGGGTTACCCCACTACTGTTCCGTTCTCAACCAAAAAGGGTACCTATACGGTACACACAATGCACCACACGACATAGATGTCAGGGAATTAGGGTCTGGTAAATCGAGAAGAGAAGTAGCCTGGGATCTGGGATTAAATTTTCGGGTTGTTCCGAAGCTGCCTCTTGAAGATGGTATTCATGCCGCGCAGATGATTATTCCGCGTTGCTGGTTTGATAAAGCTGCCTGCCATACGGGATTAGAGGCATTAAGGCAGTATCATCGGGCATATAACGAAAAGACAAGAAGTTTTAGATCTTCACCCGTTCACGATTGGTCTAGTCATGCTTCCGATGCATTTAGGTATCTGGCGGTGGGTATAAGAGAAACAAGAATTGGTGACAGACCGCCACAACAGATGGCTGATAATCACTACAACCCTTTCGCTGCATAGGAGATATTATGGCATTTTGGGACTCTCTAGTTAAGACACTTAAACTTGGCGAACCTCCAAAGACAACCACAAAAACATATACGGTTCCAGATGCAGTACCGTTAATTGGTGGCAAACAAGTTACTATGTCGAATGAGTTTAGTGAAGAGCAAGAAAAATTCTTTGAGGATGCAAGGGCATCGAATGAACGCGATAGAATGCGAAGAGAAGAGGAAGCCAGAAAATCATTAGTTAAAGAAGTTGTCGATGCAGCAAAACCCCCCAAAGAAATCCCAAAAGAAGTCCCACTACCTAAACCTCCAAAACCCCCAATTGTTGGTCAAGTTCCCTCAAAACCCATTAAAGAGAGTGAACCAGATACTAAAACGGGTACGGGCGGCACGGAAGGCTCTGTCGAAACGCAGCCAAAAGTTGAAACAATAGAGCAGCCAAAAGAGGAAACAATAGAAATTGTTAACGAAATGATCGGTTCAAAAGGCGGTACGGTTGTCCCAAATAAAGTCCTCGATCCAAACGCACTAAGAAAGAGAAGGTCGTTAGTTTCAAGGATCGCAAAAAGAGGCCTTCTGGCTGGTGAAGATACCAACAAGATGCTGAATTAATATGTACGGTTCCAAGAAAAATATCGCTGGGATGATGGGCGCATTATCCTCACAACCCCTCCAGGGAATGCGGTTTGCCATGAATGTAGACCCTCTGGAGAGAATGGAGCAAAAGCGAAAAGGCCGATTGATGGGTGGCGATCCGAAGAAATCCAAGAAAAAGAAATCCTTAATGGGGATGTATAATGGCAGATAAGGTATTGCCGCAAATCGCGGCACTCGACAAGAGATATAAGAGTTTACTGTCTCAGCGATCCAACTGGGAAAAACATTGGCAAGAACTGGCAGATTATATGCTGCCCCGTAAGGCCGATATTACCAAGCGGAGAACCCAGGGCGATAAGCGCACTGAGTTGATCTATGACAGTACCGCACTTCATTCCGTGGAACTTCTAGCCTCTAGTCTGCACGGTATGTTGACAAGTCCAAGCACCCCCTGGTTCAGCTTACAATATAGGAATAGTGATCTTCAGAGTAATGACGAAGCAAATGAATGGCTGGAGACTTGCTCCTCCCAGATGTACAAGTCTTTGCAGCGATCCAATTTTCAGCAAGAGATTCACGAATTATATTATGACCTGGTGGTGTTTGGCACTGCTTCTATCTTTATTGAATATGCCCAGGAAGAAAGATCTTTAAGATTTTCAGCGCGTCACATTGCAGAAATATGTATTTCCGAAAACATGAACGATAAGGTCGATACGGTTTTCAGAAAATTTAAAATGACGGCCCGACAGATCATAC